CGGGCTCGAGTGCCATGGCTCAATCCCACTCGAGGTCAAGGCCGATCATCGCGATCGGAATGACGACCCCGGTGCCGTTCTTGGCGATGGTGAAGGTCAGCGAGGAGCCCGCGGTGATGCGGGTCTGCGCGCCGACGAGCACGAATGCCGCCGTGGCGCGCTGAGCGAGCGTGGCGCCGATACCGGCCACGTTCGTGGTGAGCGTCGCGACGGTCAGGGGGTTGAGGCCCGTCGCGTCGCGCTTGGTGATCGTGATCACGGCGTTGTTCGTCGGGTCGGCCACGACGCTCGAGCCCTGAGGCGTGAGCCGCACGGCGCGAAGGATGCAGACGCGCGGGGCCGGGACGTTGAGGTCCGTTTCCGCGGTCGTGGTGGCAGCGCCGTCGGCGGCCGCCTTCGAGTAGACGAAGATTTCGGTGTTGGCGAAACCTGCGGTTCCGAGCGCGTCCACCACACCCATCGGGGTGAGGACGCCGGCCTCGGCCTGCTTGAGGAGCTGGCGATCCGTGTAGACAATTGCGGGCATGTTCGTATCCTCTCAGGGCGTGACGGTGACGCGGCAGGATGCTGCCGGCGCCTCCGAGTAAAAGGCCATGTCACCGACGAGGCGCACTTCGCGCGCGTCAGCAGACTCCTCGACCATCGGGGAGTCGGGGCCGACGTCGTCGTCCCAGTGGATCAGCTCGCCGGTGGAGCCGAGGGTGTAGACGCTACGGTCGATGCAGCGCTCGACGTTGTCGGGCATCCACGGGTCGGCGTAGATTTCGATGCGACCCGTCGGGCCGACGAACTCGATCGCGTCGTAGGAGACGCCGGTGGAGATCGAACCGATCTTCGCCGCCGGGGTCTTCACGAAGCGCAGCGAGCCGGTCGCGGCGAGGTCGTTGTAGATGTTCTCCCAGCTGCGCGTGGAGCAGAGGTACGTGTCGGCCGTGAAGCCGGCGTCCGCCACGATGCGCGCGGCGCGCAGCATGCGCTGGCGCGGCGTGAACTTCGTGCCGTCGAGCACGTAGCCCGCGAAGCGGTCGGCGTAGAGGTTCCGGTTGACGCCCTTGTACGTACCCGGTGCGCCTGTGTGGAGCGGGTTGATCGCGTCGAGTCCGTCCATGACGTTGTTGAAGACGCCCGCGCGGAACAGGAAGTCCGACGCAAGGCAGCCCGGAATGCCGGCCTGGAAGTTCGCCTGGTCGATGGTGAGCGTGGGCGCGGTGTCGGTGCCGCCGAGCGAGGCCACGCTGACGTAGCCCTGGTTGACGGTGCCGGAGGTGCCGTCGGTCGCGGACGACCAGAGCGCCATGCCGGGCTCGATGCGGCGCTTGTCGGCGCCGAGCTGGAGCGTGCCGACGTTCGACGTCGCTACCAGGGTGCCCGCGGTGAGGCGCCCGAAGGCGCCGCCGCCGTTACCGTGGATGTACGACGAGAGGTCGTTCTTCACCTGACGCATCAGGTTCTTCGAGTCGCGCTTCATCGGGTCGACGATGAGCGCCTTGTTGCCGCCGTACTTGCTCTTGCGGAGTAGGTCGCCGTTGATCGAGAACGCGCCGTAGTACGGCACGGTGGAGTGAGCGAACTCCTGCGCGCGGCTCGCCGACTTGAACTGCTTGGCGATGCCGAAGTCGGGGCCGATGCCCTGACCGGCCGCCCAGCCGACGCCGATGTAGCGGAACTGCTCGACGAAGTTCGTGTCCTTCTTGAAGAGGCCGAGGGTGGGGCTGTTTTCAAACAGCTCGTCGTAGATGGAGCTCTGCGGCCACAGCGACCGAATGAGCTTGTAGTTTGCAACTGCTGCGGAACTGGGCATGACGCCTCCAGGCGCGCTCGGCTAACCGAGCTGCTTGATGATTCGCCGCGCGCGCTCGTCGAGGTCGAGTGAGGCGAAGTCCTCCTCCTCCACGACAGAAGTGCGTCCCGCGGCGAGCGAGTTGGTGATCGTGTTCGCCTTGGCTGCGGCGCGCGGTGGAGGAGATGCTTTGGCCGTGCTGGGTGTGCCCTGAGGGCTGAAGAGCGGCGCGTACTTCGTGAAGACGCTGCGCGCGCTGCCGTCGAGGAGGTCCTCGATGGCGTCGAGCAGGGCCTCAGGTCCGGCGCCTTCAGGCACGCTGTGCCCGGCAACGTCGGCCATCGCGAGGAACTCGTCGCGGTCGTGTTCGAGGAGCCGAGACGCGAGCGGCGCCGCATCCTTGCTCTCGGTCACGTAGCTGGTGAAGTGCTGGAGGCTCCGCTCGTCGGACGCGGAAACTTGCTGCTGTTGCTGGGCAGCGATGTAGGAATCGATGGTCTTCTGCTGCTCGGCGAGCTTCTGCTCGAGAGCCGCAAACTTGGGGTCATAGGTCGACGTCGTCGCCTTCAGCGCGGCGGCCTGAGCGATCTTCTCCGGGTTGTTCGTCGCCTCGCGAATCCACGAGGCGAGACGGTCGCCGGAGATGCCCTTCCTCTCGGCGAGCGCGAGGAAGGCTCCCTCGTCGAGCGAGTCGAGGTCGACGCGCTTCGAGGCCATCGCCTCCGCATCCGTGGCACGGCGCTCTAGGTCGGCAGCGCGGCGCGTGAGCTTGTCCTGCTCGGCCTGGCGCTGCTTGTGGTCGACGCGCTCGCGGTCCTTCTCGCGGAGCGCGGCGAGGCGCGCGGCGCGGGCGGCCTTGCCCGGGGAGAGCTCCTCGGTGGGCTCCGGCTTGCCGGGCGGCGCGGCCTGAGGCTCGCCGCGGAGCTCCGAGAGCACGCTCGACGTGCGCTCCTCGAGCGTGGAGCGTGCGGGTGCCGGGTCGGCTGCGGGGGCGGCCGCTGCGGGTGCTGCTTGCTGGGGCTGGTTCACGTGGTCATGGCTTTGGTCTCCGTGCTGGGTGGATTCAGGCTGCCATCGGGGCAGCGGGTGGTAGTCCGGTGGCGCCGACGTCGCCGGGGCTCTGCATCGGAGCGCCAGGCGCCTGCATAGGCGCGGGCTGCATCTTCTGGAGCTCGCGGTCGACGTCTTTCAGGAAGCGCCGGAGCATGCCGAGGTTGTATTCGGGGGCCTTGCCCAGGTACGCGTTGTTGTACTTCTGCTGCGCGCGCCGGCCGGCCCACTTCAGGTCCTGGTACGCGCTCGGCGGGATGTATGCGGCCTCGCCTTGGTCCTCGTCGGCGTCGAGCATCGCCTCCAGGATCTCGTCGGTCACGAGGTGGTCCGAGGTCTCGAGATCCATCTCCGATTGCATGTCGGGGGAGTCGAGCTGGCGGAGGAACGTGTCGCGGTCGATGACCTGCGCGTCGAACAGCGCCTTGAGGCGGTCGAGGCGCGCGCCGGGCTGCTGCGGGAGCGTCGAGGTGGCGAAGATGCGGAGCTCGACGCCGTCCACGTAGACGTCGTTCCAATTCAAGTCGAGCAGGCCGCCCTTCATCGGGACGGAGACGGCCATGTCGCCGTAGTCGGTGGCGATCTGCTTGGCGCAGTCGATGTACCGGCGTCCGAGCTCGAGACACCACGTTTCGTACGCGCGGCCGAAGATCATGAAGCGCTCGGTCTCGACGTCGTTGAGCGTCTGGAGGCCGATGCCACTGTCGATGCCGGCTGGCTTCTCGCTGCGGACGCTCATCGCCGAGAGCCCCGAGTCGCCGAGCGCGTCCTGCTGGAGCACGCGCGGTCGCTGGTTGGTGTGCTCGTTCACCAGGTCCATGTCGAAGACCTGAGGCGGCATCCCCGGCTTGTGCCGAGCGATGGTGATGCCGTTCCGGATCTCCTGGTCGTGGATGCCGCTGCCGTCGGGGACGAGGATCAGCTTCCCGCTCATGCGGAACTGCTCGCTGCTCTTCTCCGACGAGATGTTAATCTCGTACTGGTAGCCCTCGAGCTGCTCCACGAGGCCGTAGCCCTGCGCGCCGGTGATCGGCTCGTTGTAGGTCAGCTCGACGAACGGGAAATAGTCGTGCTCCCATTTCTCATCGAGCAGCGTCGCGCCCTGCACGACGACGACATGGCGACCGTCCTTCGCGTGCTCGCCGCTCGGGAGGTGCCACGCCTCAAGCACGTCGATGCGGTCGAC